TTTGAAAATTTTTAAGAAAACTCAAAAGAATGCGAGTAATTGTAATTATTATTTTACCCCTAATATAGGATTATCTTTGTATTCTGTAAAAGTAAAATACTTGGATAAAAAATTCCTGGTGTTTGAATTTGATAAGACAAATAACATTAATTTATTACATATGTTTCGACATATAAATACAACATTGCAAAATAAGATAAAAAGAGATTTTAGTGAAATGTTTGATAAAACTATACACGATTTTTTTAACGAAGACGAGTCCGTTTTTACTATAAGATGTTATTTACCAAATTACAATGGTAAATACCTTATAAATGTAGAAAATGATCGTAGATTTTATCTACCGCGAATTGGTTGTGTATATAATAACATAAAAGTAGAATTTAGAAACGTGTGGAAAAGCAATGACAAATACGGTTTTAATATAGAATTAAAAAGTGTATGCGTTGATTGAATAACTAACGTTTAGAAGGTCTTTTAGTTGATCTCCGTTTAGTTGACCCTTTTTTAGTTGAACTCCGTTTAGTTGAACTCCGTTTAGTTGATCTCCGTTTAGATGACCCTTTTTTAGTTGATCTCCGTTTAGTTGAACTCCGTTTAGATGACCCTTTTTTAGTTGATCTCCGTTTAGTTGATCTCCGTTTAGTTGATCTTTTTTTACTTGACCCTTTTTTAGTTGATCTCCGTTTAGATGACCCTTTTTTAGTTGAACTTGGTCTCCGTTTAGTTGACCCTTTTTTAGTTGAACTTGGTCTCCGTTTAGTTGAACTTTTTTTAGTTGGTCTCCTTTTAGTTGACCCTTTTTTAGTTGATCTCCGTTTAGTTGATCTCCGTTTAGTTGAACTTTTTTTAGATGGTGATCTTTTTTTAGTTGATCTTTTGGAAGATTTGGATTTGTACCCTCTACCTATTAATGAGAAGGTGCTAGGGACTGTTGTTTCATCTTGTAGTTCTGGTTTTTTAGATTCGTCGGATAATGTAAATGTTGATGTATCTGGGGTAGGTGGTTCAGCTGTCGAAGATAAATCTGTAATTGTTGTATCTTGTTGCTGTGAAGATAAAGAACCTAATTCTTGATCTATTTGTGAAGATATATTGTCTTCTGATAAAGATAGTGGTTTAATGTTTGGAAATTTTAAAAATCCTAATACATCTAATATACTTGGACATTCATCTATATCGTTAATTGTTTGTAAATCTACTAGATTACTCATTATTGTAATTTATTTAGAAATTAAATTTATTGAATTAACAAAAATTGAAAAAGTATAGAATATCAGAATTAATTAAATGAGTGAAGTTAAAACACAACATGAAGATAATAATACAAATAATAATAATAATACGGATAATACACTAACAAATATAAATTCATCTGATCAGGTTGTTAAAAGAAAAAAAGGTAGACCTAGAAAAGATACTTCACAAATGGTTGATTTGCCTAAACAACCAGAAGAAAAAAAGAAACGTGGTAGAAAAAAGAAGGAAGTTGTAGTTGAGGAAGTTAAACAAAAGAAAAAGCGTGGTAGAAAAGCAGCAGTTAAATATTTTAGTTCATCTATAAGAAAAAAAATTCCTTTGACGACTGTTTTACAAGATAATAATAATTATATTTTACATTTAGATGTAAAAGACGATGAAAACAGTATTGAAAATAATTCAGAGGACGACGTAGATGTAAATACAGAAGATGTAAATACAGAAGATGTAAATACAGAAGATGTAAATACAGAATCACGCAAAGAAAAATGCAATGCTATTAATATGGTTTTTGAAAAATTAAAAAATGAGAATATAGAAAACTTATATGAAATACAAAAGGAGTATCAGAATTTAGTTGAAAAGGAAGATAATCTTTTAAGTGATATTTTGAATAATGAAAATGATTTAACAGATTTATATGAAAAATGTATAGAAAATCGTGAGAATCAAGATATACTTTTATTTAACAAATTAGAAATGGTTCACAAAGATAACAATGTTATAAATATGTTTGATGAATTTGAAAATAACAATAATTCAAATAATGAAGAACAAAATCAAATAGATAATAGGAAAAAAGGTTATTTTGAAATATTACAATCATTTGTTGAAAATAAAGACTGGTTACATAATACTGATGTGTGTTGTTGGTGGTGTTGTCATCCATTTGATACAGTTCCTATTGGTTTACCAGAAAGATATAATGATTCTATTAACAAATTTAAAGTAAAAGGTATTTTTTGTAGTTTTTCGTGTATGATTGCTTATAAAAAAGAATGTAATATAAGTTGTACAAAAGATTATTTGATAAAATTTTTATATAAAAAACTAACTGGTACGTTATTATTAGATGCTCAATTAGAACCAGCCCCACCAAGATGTACATTAAAAATGTTTGGAGGAGTTTTATCAATTGATGAATTTAGAAATAGTCTTAAAGAAAACAAGATTTATAAAATGATACAATATCCTATGTTTGTATCTAAAGATTATATAGAAGAAGTTGATATTATGAATGTTAAACGTGTTAATCAGAATGTATTTACTGAAACACAACAAATATCATATAATAATTTAGATGATAAACGTATAGAAGATGCAAAAAATCGGTTATCTCAAATAGAAAAAACGACAGTCACACTTGGTAATACAATTGATAAATTTATTAAAATATCTTAAAGATTAATAAAAAATTGAATTTATATTGTAAATTATATAAATTATAATAATTTTTAAAGATGTCTATTATTAATGTATCTGATATTTGTCAATTTGTAAAAGAATGTGATTTTGTTACTGTTAAAGAATTATGTGAATCATTTGGTATTTGTGTAAAGGAAAAAACACTAGATGGTAAAGAAGTGTTTTTACTTGCTAATACAAATGACAGTGTAAAAAATACAAAAAAAAATACAAAAAATGCCCAAGACGTAATTATGGAACAAGACGAAATTGTTCAAGACGTAATTATGGAACAAGACGTAATTATGGAACAAGACGACAGTAAGTTTAAAAATATTATTGAAAAATATAATATTGATGAGATTAAATTGCAAACTAATGGTTTGATTTTCGAAAAAGAGACTGGTAATGTAATTGCTATGTGTCAAAGAAGATTTACTGATGTAGGTTCTTTTGAAGATGTTATTGATATGGTTAATAAAAATGATAATTGTAGAGTTGAATATTGTGAAGATGGTACAATTGTTAGATTGTATTATTATGGTGGAAAATGGCGTACAGCTACAACTAGATGTATTGATGCAAATGATAGTTATTGGTCAAGTAGTAAAAATTTTGATTGTTTATTTTGGCAGATTTTTGATACGGAATATTTGGATACTCTTGAAAAAAATTATACTTATGTGTTTGTTTTGTTACACCGTGAAAATAGAATTGTTGTTAGACATAATGTAAATATGTTAGTATATGTTTCAAGAATTGATAATAATTCACATATTGAAGATTACAATAATGTATTCAAGAAAGTGTATGGTATTAAACGTCCTAAAATGTTGGATTTGTATGAATTTAGGAAGATGTCATCGGATGTTAATAATTACGATTGTAAATTTAAAAGAGGTATTTTGGTAAAGGTGTATAATTTGGAAAAACAACAATGGGAATTATTTAAATATGATTTTGAAACATATAAAATGGTAAAATCAATTAGAGGAAATGTACCTCAACTAAGAATGAGATACTTGGAACTTTTGAACAAACAGGAGTCTTTAACTTTATTAGAACAATTTTATACAGAAAATAACTTTATGTTTACTTTTATCAAGGCTTCTTTGTTAAAATTGATAAAGACGGTATATAAATTATATGTTGAATCACATATTAAACATACAGTAAAAGTGGATGAAGATAATATGTATTATAGAACTTTGAAGCAATTGCATGCACAATATAAGGTTACTAACAAACCTATAACGTTTTCAGATGTTCAACAAAAAATTTATAGTTTGGATAAAATGGTAATTAAAAAATTACTTCAATGGGTATAAAATGTGTTGTTTGTAAATATTGTTTGTAAATATTGTTTGTAAATATTGTTTGTAAATATTATTTGTAAAATGTTGTTTTTTAATAAAGTTTATTTTGTTAAACTTTATTTCTTTATAAATTGTAATATAATATGATTGATTTAACATTAGTTGGTTTAACAACTTTGGCTGGGTACTTTTTTAATAAAAATGGGAGAAATCCTCGTGCTATAGATAATATAAGATCTACAACTAATAAGATTGATAAACCAAATGGAGATAATATTTACACATCAAATGTTGTTGACGAGGCAAATGCTGAGATTTTGAATAAATCTTTACAAAATTATAAAAATGCAGAGCTAGCGTCGGAAACAGGTTATATTCCTCCATTCTTCAATACGTATAGTGTTGTTGGTAATAAGGATGCATTTAATAAAACTATGGAAACTTTATCATCTGCAAAAATGGGAGAATTGAATGACATAAATAGATTAGTAAATGTATTAGAAAACAAACAAACGAGTGGTCACGTAGAAGAACGTCCAATGTTTAAGAGTTTTGGATATGCTAATGACAATGTGAATGTGGGGTATGAATTAACAAAAAAGCCTCCTAATGAAGGAATAAATTTATTGACTGGAAAACAATATGAAACTACTCACTCTAATATGGTTCCATTTTTTGGAAGTAATGTTAAACAAAATATGGAAAATTTTGCAAATGAAAGTTTACTAGATAGTCGTACGGGAAATACATCTACATATAAAAATAAAAAGGAAATTGCTAGTTTGTATGATACAAAACCTCAGAATATATATGGTAATCCTGTTTTTACAACTCAAGTAGAGACTGATAGATATATACCATCTTTATATAGACAAAATGAAAGACCTGTAGAACCAGAAAGAATAGCTGCACCAATAGCTGGTACATTTGAAAATAACATAAGACCAGTCTACAAAGATGTTAACGAATTACGTCCAGGTAATAAACCCAAGGAAACTTATAAAAGTCGTATTTTGTCAGGAAAGATGGGTGAAGAAAGAGGTATAAGTGGTAAAGTATCAAAAAATAGACCTGATACATTTTTTGAAAATGAACATCGTTTTGCAGGCCCAGGTGAATATGTAGCTCCAAAAATTAGAGAAGATTATTCGCAAAATATGAAATCATCATCTAGACAAGATTACAATGCAGAATATTATGGTGGTCAATTTAATTCATCTCTAGTTGAAAGTAAAACACGTTTGACAAATGTTGATAACAGCGATGAATTATCAGCATATTTCCAGAATCCAAAGAGACATAACTTTGAAAATGATTATTTAAGAAATATGAGTGGTACTACATTAAAAACTCATTCTGATTCTGATTATGGAAGATCTGCTCTTAATATACCAGAATCTGAAAGAGCAAGTACAAGTGAACGAACACATTTGTTAAATGCTACAATAAAAACTGGTGGTGTAAAATTACGATTGCAAGACAATGCAAAGACAACCTTGAAAGAATCTACAATAAAAACTGATAATATAGGTAATGTTAATAATGTTGTTACAGTTAGTTCAAACTCTCCATATTATGTAGGTATGTCAAGTGTTACAGCAAAAACAACTAATAAAGAAACTTTTGTTGATAATAAATACAAAGGACTTGCTCACAAAAATAGTGGTATGGGTTATGTTGTAAATAAATATGATGCTAAAACAACAGGAAAAGAAATTCTAACTGATCTTGGTAAAAATTATATATCAAATCCAAAGTTTGCAAGTGAATCAGAATCAAGAGATAGATTTAGTAATGCAGTTATAAGAGATGCTAAACAAGAATCATTAATGGGTTCTAGAGCAAGTGGTCCTCAAAACTTTCAAGTTTCATCTGGCAAAACATCATATGGTGATATTAAATTAACTGGTAATATGTTAATGAAAGAACAGGAAAATGTACGAGATAATACTGCTCATAATTATGTAGTTGCAACGGGAAAAGAACAAGTTGGTATGATTGTTAAATACAGAGATGATAACGAAAACGTTGACAAAATAAACCGTTTACAACCAGAATTATTAGAAACACAATTGCAAAGTAACCCATATGCAATTGACACAAGTAAAATGATATAAAGGAATAAAACGAATACTAAAAAGTCAAATGATATAAACGTAATTCTTACAATTAATAATATATATTTAAAAATAAATATATAATAATATAAATAATATGATGAAAAGTGTAAGGTTTGATTTAAGTGAAAACGAAATATTTGAAACATATTCCATATCCGAATACGATAGAGTACCTATCTGTTCCATATTATATTTACGTAATTATAATAAAATTAATGACAAAGAATGGAAAGACATTTTTCTAAAATTAAATTTATTTAAAATTCGAGAAATGATAGTTCATAATGAAAGTATATGTAATATTAGATTACATTGATATTAGATTACATTGATATTAGATTACATTGATATTTATTTTTAATCAAAGTTATATTGTGAATTTTGATAATTGTTATTGATGTAATTGTTAACTGAATTAGAATCATTTAATTTTACTTTTAATGTTTTTAATTCGTTTTCTACATTGGAAATTGTTTTTTGTATTTTATCATATATTTTAGATGAAGATGATAAAGAATTTTTCAAAGATTGCAATTCTACTAATTCCTCTTCTAATAATTTCATTCTATTTAATGTTTCTTCAATAGGTGAAGTTTCTTCTATATTAATGTTATTAATTTCCTTTTCAATCTCTCCACGAATTTCTTCTACTGAAAATGACTTTGGTTCTTCTTTTGCTACAACTTTAGCCGAATCAATTTCTTTTAAAGCTAATTCCCTTTCGTCTTGTGTGTAATTATTAAATTTATCTTGTGCTTTTTCTAAATCATTTCTCAATGATTGCAAAGATTTTTCTGCTTCGATAATTGCATCTTCATAATTACGAATTCTTTGTAAAACAGCAATAGGATGTTCTGGTTTATTAGCAAATTCACTTTGATTCTTTCCTTCGTTAATAGCTTCTTCAATCATTTCAATTTTACGTTTATGCCATAATTCATTGGCATTATTCTTGTTTTCTAAATAACTTTTAATTAATGTATTAAGTTGGTCGTTTTGATATTCAATATTATCGATTTGTAATGGATCAACGTTTAGAGGAAAGAATTTTCCTACTTCTACAGTATAAATATCGTAATTGTTATCAATTCTAAGTAAACGCTTACATAAATTTTTTGCCGCATCAATTGTATCAGCTACACCCCTAATTTTTAGACCCCAAACGTTACATTTTTGTTTCATATGTGGCCCTACGATACTAATCAACGCGTATTTTTGACTAGGGATTTCTGGATCTTCAAATAAAAAGTCGATTGTTTTTCCTTGTGACATTATTATACCTAACTAATAAATTATTATAATCTATTTAACGCAAATAATTTTAAATCGATTATACGTTAATTTATGTAATAAAATAACTTTAGTATAAACAAATGTTTAAAAAAGTTAGTAATGCAGATTTATTAAATTCTTTATTAAGTTTGCAGAATAAAATTGACATTATTACAACGAATATGAATTCAAAGTTTGTAGAAGGTTGTTGTGATTGTAAATCTCGTGAATCTTTAGTTTACAAACAGTTACACGAATATTTAGAAGAAAAGTTTTTAGAATTAAATAATAGTTTATTAAAAAGGTTTGAAGAAACAGATATTGTTAAAAAAGAATTGGTAGAAAATACGATTGTTTTATTCAATAATACATTTGATAAATATAGAGATGATGTAATGACAAATCTACAAAATATTATTTCTAATTTGTCATTATCTAGTACCGAAATTAAAAATGAAATTACTAGTTATAAAAAAGATAAAGAAAAGGAGTTGTATGAAATTTTAAATTCGTATAGTACTATAAATAAGTCAATGGAAAGTAAATTGATAACATTGTCTGATTTGTTTCAAGTTTTTACAGAAGACAATTGTAAATTGATAATTTCGATGGATAAAAAACTTGATTCTATTTATTTTGAAAACGAATTAATTAAACATCAATTGGCGTTAGAAGATGAAATTAGAAAGTTAATAGATGAAGTTAGTAATATACACAGTATTATTAATAATACTATAAATGATTTAGACATAATAATTAAAAAGTAGTGAAATTAAAAAGTAGTGTAAACAAGTAAAAAACTAAATTATTTTTTATGTTAAAATAATTTAATGTGTGACAATGACCTCGCAGTTGCAATTTGTGAAGATAACAAAAGAAAGTTACGAAGTTTAACAGAAAGAATATTATTAATGGATGTTAGTTTAATTCAAGATGTGTATATATATGGAATAAATTTCACAATATTAGGTTCTACTGATAAAATTTATACAATTCAAGTTTGGGTAGAAGAAGAAGTAGTAAATTGTACATGTAC